TATATCAGTTTCTCTACCATTTGTTCCAAATCCTAAAGTGCCATTTTCTTGGTTTTTAATAATACTATTAAGATTTTCCATCTGGAATATTAATCCATCTCCACTAGCATTACCAGTTTGTGAATTAGTTAAAGCAACTCTTGCATATGATTGACCTTCATTTGATACTTGTAGAATATGGTCTGCGGGTATTGTAGATGTTCCGATTCCTACGTTTCCATTACCTTGTATTTTTAATTTTTCATTACCTGCTACTGTAAAAATAAAATCTGATGCTGCCTCTGTTCCTGTATGAGCAAAAGTTACTGTATCGGTTAAAGCATCATTATTTACATTAAATTGTTGCCCTATCTGTAAATTAGTTGTATAAGTTGCAGGGAATGTTGCTATAACTTTGTGATAAGTTCCTGCATTTACATTTAAACCTGTTGATGTTATACTTCCTGCAAAAGTTGCATCATTATTACTTGCTATGCTAAATTGTTCTGAATTTGTAGTTTGATTAAATAACCTAAATTTACCATCTGATTCTATTGTTTGTAAAAATCTATGATGTGAATTTGTTTTTATATCTAATCTTGCAGCAGTTGTAGTTCCTGTTATTACTGCTTGTGTATCTGCCCCACCTATTACACTAACCCCTGTACTTGTTGTTTCAAGTTTAGCAGAATTATTATGATATAAACCTACACTTCCACCTTCATTTGCAATAACCATATTAGATTGGTTAGCACCTTGTAATCTAATTTGTGAACTTCCCCTTAAATATAAATTTCCTGTACCTGTATCTGCAATTATAGAATCAATTGTATCGTGATATATTTGTAAATCATTACTTGCTCCTAATATTAGTTTGTCATTATCCCCTAAATTAACATTTGAAGAAAAAGTAGCACTTGTTGCTGTTATACCCTGTAATTCAGCATTTTTATTAAATACTATTTTTTCTCCTGAATTTGTAGTAACAAATCTTAAATATAAATCAGTTCCTTGTTTAAATTCTAAAGCAGCACTACTATTATCAACCATTGTAATATCTGACAAAGTTGGAAAATCTAAATTTCCATTTACAGATAAATTTGTATTTGTTGTCAATGCACCATCAACTGTAATTGTACTTCCTGATTCTGAAACTATTGAATCTGCTATTACTTGTGTTGATGACCATTTAGTTAATTTTCCTGTTGTTCCAGTACCATCAACTTGTGAATGATCTAATTTAGTCCATTGATTGTTTGCTCCTGCAATAACCCAATCTCCTACTGACCAGTTTGATACCTTGTGTTATAAATGGCGAATTATCTATTGTATATGCTTCACCACTTAACATTATATCTGCATCAAGTGAAAGTGTTGTATTACTATCTACGTTTGTAACTAATGCACTTTGACCATCTACTTGATTAACTACTTTATCGCCAACTGTTACTGTTGACGTAAAACTTGCAGAACTATCTACTAATTTATTTGCAGATGTTGAGGTTGTTGTTCCGTTTGCAGCTTCACCACCACCTGAACTTAATACAGGTGAATTTGTATCTGCATCCCAACTACCTATAAATCTTAAACCATTAGCTAATCCATTTACTTGTGATTGTAATTTTCCAAATCCTTCAAGTATTGTATCGGTTGCTAAAACAGAACTTGCCGAAGGCGAAGCTAAACCTGTTAAAACTTTACCTGTTACTGAATTATTATCTAACGTGTTCCTGTTGCTTGACCTGTTAATAATAAATTTCTTGAAGTTTGCCATTTAGTAGCTGAATCTGCGTTACCTGTAACATTTCCTATAACTGCTCCTGTATGCGTTCCTGTTGTATTTCCTTGTAAATTTACATTTATTGTACTTGGTAAACCTATTTGTATTACTTGACCACCAAGAGGTTGTGCAGCAGTTATTATTTCGTTTGTAGTACCTACAACACTTAATGTTTGTGAATTTAAAATTACTGCACCACTTCCTGAATCAGTTGTAAAATCTAAATCACTTGCATTGTTTAAACTTTTAACATAAGCAGTTGTTGCTACTTTTGTTGAATCGTCTGAAGATGCTTGTGTAGTAGCTACAGAACCATTTGGCAATGTAACACCTGCACTTGGAAATTGTAAACTTAAACCTTGACCAGAAGCACTTGACTCTATTTGATTTGCAGTACCTGTTATTGCGAATGTTTGTGTGTTAAGGTTTACATCTCCTGTTCCACTATCACCAGAAAAATCTAAATCTGAAGCTGCATCTAATATGTCTACATATGCAGTTGTAGCAACCTTTGTAGAATTATCTCCTTGTGCTTGTGTAGTTGCAGTTGATCCGTCAGGCAGAACAACACCACTTGAATTAAAAGAAATTGTTAATGTTTGGTTTGATGCTACTGTTGTAATTTGATTTGCAGTACCAGCAATGTCTAATAATTGTGAATCTAAATCTACTGATCCGTTTCCAGTATCTCCTTCAAAATCCAAATCTTGCAATGTAACGTGGCCTTGTACATAATCGATAACTGCCGCAGTTGTTGGTATTGATGTGTCATTATCGTTGTTTAAAACACCATCTGCAGCGTCTACAAATTTGCTAATAATAATATTTTCGCCTGTATCTTTTAATGATCCAAATTCTAATATTGCATTAACTTTAAAATCACCCGCATTGTTCATATAAACACCAGTAGCATTTCCTGAACCGTCGGTTAATTCTTTTAATGTTGCAGTTAAAGCAGCATTATCAATCGACTTAATTAAGCCTTGATAAGTATCTGATATTCTTGTGTTAAATAGACTTGCCATAATTTTGTTTCTTTTTAATTTCTTTTTTTTGTAAAAACGTTTTTAGTTTTTCAATATTTTTTTGTTTTGGTTTATATCTCATAATACCCATCCATTAAATAATGCATCATAATCTGGGTAAATGTCATCGTTTGTATTGCTTGTATATTCAGGATAATCTGACTGATTAAATGCCATAAAATCAATAAAACGTCTTGAGTAATATTCCATAAATTCACGTGCCTTATCTACCAAATAATCAACTTCGGTTTTATCAACCGTATCGCTTGTTTCTGATCTATGTTTAAACACACCACCATTTTTAATTGAATATGCTGCAAAGGGTATGTAATAAACCTGTGCAGCCCATATTAACATAGGTTGTAAATATGTGTTTAATAAAGTTTTATATTTTGCGTTTCCTGCATCGTCGATTTCCCCATTTGATATTAACGTTGAAATTTTATTATATAAATCCGTACCGGTATAATTTTGTATGTCTATCTCTTGAGCTATTTTGATAAATTGAATGAATTTGTCTGTATCTACATTTCCATCTAATATTGAATTTCTAACTAAATCGGTTCTATTTATAAATAATGCTGTTGCCATAGTTTTATTTTATTTTGGATATGCTCCTCGTCCTTTCTGTTTGTCGGTTGCAATACCTGCCTTTTTACTACCTCTTGGATTTTTTAAATAACTTTTTGGTATTGTTCTTGTTTTTTTATAATTGTCTAAATTTTCTGATACTTTTGTATTCTTTTTTAAACGATATAATACTCGTACCCATTTATGCTGACAATAAATACCACCCTTTAAGGTAAAAATATTATATGGTAAATCTGGTTTATGTCTGAATTCTGTGTTAACATTTTCATCTTTTCTAACACCTTTACCGTTTTCAATAACTAATTTTCCAAAACTCGCATTATCAATATCTTCCAATCTCCAAACCAAACCACTATCAGAAAGTCTCATCATTTCTCGACAAAACTCACGTGATTCACCTGTTTTTTTCATACCCCTTGCGTATTTATAACGTATTTTATATAAACCATTTTTGGAATCTAATTGACTAAATGCCGATCCATCATCAACACTACCATTTATCTAATGTTGATTTATTTTCCTGTACTAAATAATTTGCCCAATCAGTATGGCTGTATTCCGAATCTTCATCTAACTCATCAACAAACTCATATTCATCATTCATTTTAACACCGCTTGTTCCAAGTATTCCTATAACCGATTTTACATCTTCATCTGATAATTTTGGATGATCGTGTGAACAATTTAATTTGTCTATTTTTACACAATTGTTTACTTCTTTGCCATCTTTTATTTTTGTACCACGTTTTACATATCCATCCCAACACGGGCTTTTTAATTGTTCGTGATTTTCACACGGCATATAATATATTTCACCATCCACTTCGTGTTCGTGGTGGCCTTTACATCCCTTTTCTTTTGCTACCCTTTCCGCTTCTTCGATTGTATCGTATGCCTTTTGTCCATCAATCATTTTTAATTCAACTGATGACATTTTAACACCTGTTTCTTCCTCGATTTCTTCGTCTGTTTGTACACTACGATCAACCTCAGTAAATTCTAACGGCTGTAGCGTTATAAAGTATAAATTTAAGGCAATATCATTAAAAGCCAATATTTGATCAAACGAATCAATTAAAAGCTCCTGAAAAGGCCTTATAACGGTATTATCCATTAATAATGATGCGGTTTTAATTTCATCGGCATTATTACCTAAGCCTGTGTTATCCTTTATACCTAATAACATTGGGCTAACAACCCTGTGTGCAACCAATACTTTACTTTGTGATTCATCACTTAAAAATTGATATTGATTATGTGCATCGGATAATTGAACCGGTGTTATTTCTGCTTGTGCATCTCGATTGTCATTAAACGATAAAATAAATTTACCTGCATTACTTGATCCACTAAATTTTTGTGCAATACGTTGTTCAATTAATTCACGTTCCTGTGGATTTGGTGTTCCATTATTAAAATTAATAAGCATTGATGGACTTAATCCATTCATTATATTATTTAGGTGGTAGTTAGATATTTCTTCTTCTAATTCTGCATATTGTATTCCCCCCTGATAATCAACCGGTGCATAATAGTAAAAACCTGATTTATAGGGTTTAACATAATATATTTCTATATTTTCATTTGACATACCAAACGCTGGTATTCTTAACGGTTGATCTGATGGTTTTAATTTACTCCAATCCTTGTAATAATAATATGCTGGTATTTCACCCTCTTCATTTGCTTTTTCTGCCCTTAATGTTTCTACCGGTATATGTTCAACCTGTGCTATTTTTGTTCTGTCTTTGGAATAAATAACCTGCATTGCACATTGTCCCATTAATTTTAAATCATAACATAATTTACGTACTACATCTTTTTTTAATAACGTAATCATTTGTGCATATTGTTCAGGTTTTCTATCTGAATCGGTTGCACCTAATCCTTTACCATAAATTTGTTGTGATATACCGTTTATACAGGCATTGTTTGTAGGGCTTCCATTGTAACGATCAATTAAAAATTGAAAATAATTGTTATCATCACCATAACCTATCCATTGTTGATTTGGTACTTCAACTATTTCAGGAGAAGTATATGTGCTTAGATTTACAAAACCTATTTCAGATTTTGATTGTTTAACAAATTGTCCTAAACTATTTCTTTTTCTTTTTTTCATATTACAATATAATCATTATTATAAGAATTATCCGTAATATATTGGCCTTGATTAAGGTTATAATATAAATTATCCATTTGATCTATTTCTTGATCTGTACAGAAAATTCTATCTTTGTAAATGTCAACAATATTAGTTGTGTCAATATTCCAAAACTCATTATATAATTCCCATAAAAAATAATTTGTATTCCAAAAATTTGGGTCAGAATATAATTTAATATCGTAAAAATGACCTTCAACCAATACAGGACTAAATGTCTGATCAAAACTTAAATAATTACCGGATGTTACGGCGTTTGTAATTTCATACGTTTGCGTTACATTAGTACTATCATCTCGTACCGATAATGTAAATTGATCAGCATACGTGCGTGGTATTACCTTAATATTTTGAGCTGACGCTGTAGTAGTTAATACAATCATTTGTATATATAACGTAATAAAAAACTTATTTTGTTAAAGTATAAACGCAAAAAAAAAGCACCCCGAAGGATGCTTAATTTAAAACAATAATAAATATTAGTTTGGTGTGATTACCTCAGCATCTGCTGCCGGTACTACCGATGAATCTAAAAAGTATGGAGCAGTTTCTTCCATTGCTTCCATTGTAATTGTAAATCCAGATAAATCTCCAGCTGCAGCCCCTGTAACTGTAGTTCCAGAAGTTAGCTCACATCCGTTTTCATATCCACATAAAAAGAAATTACCGTAGTAATCCTCAACTATAACGTAAGGTCTTGCGATTGCAATTTCCTGTAATTCAGCTTGAGTTTTTGCGTCAAGATATGTTAATGTTAAATTTAATGTTTGTGTGTAAAATGTAGTTCCATTTTCTCTTGAACTTGTTACAGTTGTTTCAAGCGAAGAATTACCTTTTACATCATATTTGTACCAGTTACCAGATGATGTTAATGTAGTAACCTGTTTTGTAGACGAATCTATACTTAATGCAGAGATACTAACAAAATCAGAAAAAAGTACAGATTTTATGCCACCGAAGGCACTTTTACAAGGTAATGTTCTCCCTGTTGATAATGTACAAGCCATAGTTTATAATTTTTTTAAAAAAAAAGGGTAAGTAGGTTATCCCCACCTACCCTAAATTTTGGTTAATTTAATTTATTAAGAATATAGAACAATCTCTGATCCTATTCCGTACTGCACTCCAGCAGTAAATCTCATAATTACTCTAACGTTTTTACTTCCATCAATGTCAGCCATATCGATTAGTTTAACTAAGTTATAGTCAGACATTAACCCTGTTCCAAAGTATAAGTTAGATCTTTGAGCAGCCATTGCATAATTGTTTGGTAAACCATTAGCAACAAAGATTTTTACACCATCGATTGAAAGATTTTCAGATCCCCCATACCATAGTGTACCTCTGTTATCAATACCATTTGCACCTACAGAACCTACATTTTCAGTTCCTGCAACGTTAGTTATAGCAGCATATCCACCTAAAGCTCTTACATAGGCTTTAGCAATATTTTGTGAAACGTAGATGTGTAAATCATCTTTACCATACAGTGTTGATGGAATTGCGTCAACGATTTTACCTAATTCAGCAATAACGTTACCAGAATTTACACCTCCACCAACTGCAGCAACGTCA